TTTCTGCGCTCGTTCCAGCAGGTCCACTGCTTCTGTCTCTACTTGTGTCCTGACCTCTTGCCAGTCATAGCCGAGCTCACCCACATCCTGAGCCATGGTTCTCAAGCCCAGCTTTAGTGAGTCATGGTTTGCCTTGCTCTCTCTGCCCAGGTCTACGGTGATTTTCTTGGGACCCATCCATCTGGCTTTCCACCAGTTGTCTGATGATGGCAGGTCTCCACGCTTGATGCCTCGAGCAATGACCCAGGTGTAAATTCTGTTGCAAAGTTTGTTGGCGATGAGTGCCTGTCGCTCTTCAAATCTGCGTTGCGCTTTCTCGAGAACGAACCTTGAACTTGCACCAGTTCCTTTGCTTGTGTCCCAGACGAATTCCATAGGGAGTCCAAGCCCCACAGCAGTTTCTCTGATTAGGTGCTCAATGAATCCAACAAAAGTGGGGCTGGGTCTGTTTCCTGCAAAAGCCTCTATGCTTTCTCCACTTTTCAATCTCGGAATCATCCCTGGTTCCATGGATTGCCAAGGGATGTCCCCTGTGTCTGCGCTTGTGTAACCGTCTTCTATTAAAGCAGTTCCATCATCTGCAAGTCCCCCTGCGGTAGTGATAGCTAGTCCAATGCTGGACTGGGTCTTGGTCCCTATCTTTTCATAGTCAAGGAGGTCATCCATGTCACGCAAGTGAGCAATGGCATGGACCAGGGCAGTCATGCCTCTGAGTTGTGAAACTCTGTCTGTATCGTGAAGTAAAACGAAATTGTTAGCAGAGATGCTTCTGTAGGCACCCCCATCCTTGACCTCATATGCTACGGGTCTGCCTGCTGCGTTGACCCTCACACCGTCATGCTCATTGCGGTTGTATTCCTCTGACTCAATGCGGTGGCTTTCCACCAGTTGAAGTTGTGGGAATGTAGAACCACTGCCCACTAGGATGACTCCAATGTCACCGTCAATGTCCATCCGCTTTGAAACCACCTGTTGCAACTGTTCAAAGCTGAACTGGTTTGAAGTATCACAGACCTTGCTCCACTCCTGCCAATAAGCCTCATATTCCTTTGCCTGCTCAGAGAGTGATTGAGGTCTCAAACCACTGCCTATGCTATAACGTGTCAGGTCTGCCACTGAGCCTCTGACTAGTCCGTTATTGGAGTGCAGGTGTCTTGCATGCCCCATGAGTGACTTGCGCTCACTGCGTGTCAGGTTGTTTGCTGCATCATTGGCTATGTGCGGAGAGTAGGAGCGATACCTGGACATTTCTGTCCCTCTGTAGTAGTTGCCCAGGTAGGCTTTCTTTTTGGGCTTTTGCAGGTCCATCACCCTGCCGTGTTGGTCATAAAGTTCCATGGTTAACGGGTGAACCTGGCAAAGGTCATGCGGGAGGGTTTAGTGCCAGTAACAAGGCCCTTTTCAAAGAGCACATCTGTCAACTGTGCAGAGAGTTCTGCAGTAGGAAGCACTTGCTCCCTTGAGCCTGACTGTGAAGCGTTGGTGAAAGAGGTGGTGACTGCACCAGAAAGCACAGCATCCGCAACACGTTGTTTTAGCGTGTTGAGCCACGTGTCACTTTGCAATCTGAGGAACGGACGCAAATCTCCCATATAATAAGGTTCTGCAAAGTGTTTCACCTAGCAGTTATGGGAGGGCAGGAATATTAGGAATATTAGGAAGCGGAAAAGCGGAGGTGTGGAGGTATGAATTCTGAGCTGATGCCTCCCATGGGTCCGCAAACCCCATGGGAGTATCAGTCTCTTAGTGAGAAGTCAGGAGCTTGGCAATGCTGGCTGCAACTACCTGCATGCATTCACAGTCCCATCCATGGTTGCCCCTGAATGAGACCCATCTCAGGTGTGTTCTGCCATGCTTATCTATAACCTCTTTCTTGCGCTCAGAGTCCAATTGCTTGGCATACTCCTCTGCAATGTCATCAGGCAGTTTGCAGACTTCCCAGGGTTGTGCTGCTCTGCCAGACTTCATGCCTGCCAAAATGTCCTTGGTGCTTGGGTTGGACCACCTGAACACAGGAGGTGCCACTCTGCCTGTGGATGAGACCCTGGTGGCTTTTGAGTAAAGCCTACGCACAGAGTGTCCATTGACGTTGTGAGCGTAATCAATCACGTCTTCTCCTCTGAGCCCTATCCAGCCATACTTGCCCAGATAAGAGCAGACCCGTGAACGCATGTATCCAACGTCCACAAACGTCCTTTGAGGTGCTACGCTAAACTCTTTCCTGAGTTCCTCCACCTCTTCAAAGGAGGATACACGCTTGAAGGTAAGCAGTCTGCTTGCACCATCCTTTGACCATGCCCTGACAACGCAAAAGAACTCCTCCAGGTAGTGCTGGCAGTCCACAGTGAGGAACCTGGTGTGCTCCTCCTCCCATGCGTCATCTGGTCTGTAGGCATCGGAGACCTCAATCTTTTGAGTCTCCACGTGCATGCTGGGCTGCCATGACTCTGCAAGGCGCAAGGTCACAAATTCTTTCAGAGGTTGTGTGTATCCAGCAGAGGCATGCTGCTTTGCTTTGAGGAAGTCCACAACCAAGTCTGACCAGGGCATGACGCTGGGTGGCAGTGTGAGCTGATTGAAATTGAAGCTCCTCACTCTGGGTGTGGGGTTGTCATTGGTGGCTACATACCCACCTTGAACCATGCCTCTCCATGTAGCCTCTGTGTTGGTGTGCTCATGCTCGCAATGTGTGCAAACCATGGTAACCGTCTTGGCTACTTCCTCATAGTTCCATGTGCCTCCAGGCTTTGTGGTTTCATTGCTTTTCCAGCGTATAGTGTCATGAAAGGAGGGTGCAAAGAGTTTGCCGCAACCTTGGCACTTTAAGTTCCAGGCCTCACAGGTGCCTGACTTATACTCTGTGTCAAAGTCATCCCCCACAAGCTCAGGTGTGGAACTAAACCAGTGCTTTCTATTCCAATACCGAGTGGTTCTTGCCTTTGCTCTTGCAAGCATACCAGGCCGCCATGCACTGACTTCATCACAGTAGAGAAAGCGAATACTCCAGGAACGCAGAAAGCTGTTGTTTGCTGGTCCCAGCTTGAGTGTGCATGAGTGGAAAAAGACCTCTTGAATGGTCTTGCGGTGCCTGTCCTTGGGCCACTGCCCTTTAAGTGCTTCACATGACTCAAGCAGAGGTGTGAGTCTTTCCTTGGAGTAGTCTCTCACTGAGCTCTCGTCTTGAAAGACTGTCATGTGAGGACTGGGTGCCTGAGATAGACTCCAGGCAGTAGCCACTGACATGCTCACTGTTTTTCCTGTCTGGGCAGCACAGTTGAGCACTACTGTCTGGCAGGCAGGGTCTGCGTGTGCTTTGAGTGGTTCAATTAACCATGGAGTTTCACTGGCCTGAAACTGTCCACCATAGGGTGATTCACGCAGACGCACATTGTGCAAAGCCCAGTCCGCAATGCTGCCCTCATCTCTGTCCGAGAGTGCATCAAGGACACATTGGTCAATGAGCTTCTGCATGTGATTCTCTGAGTGTCTGCCTCAATGCTCTGTTGTAGTCTTTGATGATTGACTGAATGTCCTGCGGTTCCATGCCGCTGACCATGGGAGGCAATTTGCTTTCCATCTCATCAAGGGTCTTGCGGAACTCCAGTGCCAGCTTCATTACTTGTGCTCTCACTTCATCGATTGGGATAACCTTTGCCTTGATGGTATCAAGCTCATGGTCAAGTTTGTCCACCTGCCTCTTGAGCTTCTCCACCTCATACCACTCCCTCGAGCCTTCCTCTGCATGATTGCCAGATTGCCTGGTATTGGTGAGGGCAGTCTTTACATCCTCAATTTTGTAGAACTTGTCTCCTCTGGAAGTGCGCTTTGCCACTGGCACCATGCCCAGAAGGTTGCGAGCTTGAGCGGTGGAAATCTGCAACTGCTCTGCCACTTGGGAAGTGCTCCAGAGTTTTGGCTGCTTGGGTCTGCTTGTCTTTTTCTTGGCTGCTTTTGCTGGCATGGAATGCTTTATCTGACTTATTGCACAGGCAGAATTTTGCTCTGTGATTTGTAAGGTGCTTGTAAATAGTTGCTTGGGTTTATCCTCTCATACTCTTGCACTCTCATTGACTTCCTTGTGCGTTTCGCTCTTTGCTGGCGTAACTCTCTCATATCGAGTTTGTTGCAATAATTACGATAAAACGTCGCGATGGTGAGCGGAACCCTGCGTTGAAATGGACCCTAATAGATTCCTTGCAGGGGGTGGGCTGGGTAGGTGTCATTTCATCCTCCCTGCCTGATATGTTAGTCCAAGTCTTTTGCACAACAGCTTTATGTTCCTGTATATGTTGTCTCTTCTCACTCCATAGTGTCTTGATGCCTGGATAGGTGTCATTGTCCCTGTTGCCACCTGAATTGCTGCTGCTCGCATCATCAGTGAACGCACATCATCGACCTGAAGGTATATAGCAAAATCCCTGAGCACTGGTGCAAATAGCTCAGAGCAGTCTGGTTCCTCCTCCTCTTGAGGTGGCAATGTATACGGTTCTCTTATCACTCTTTAGGTTTGAATGATGGGTCAACTGACTTAGCCCAGTCCCTGCACACTCTCCTCAAAGCATCCATGTCTGCATCTGGTATCCATGTCTCCTCCACTTCTCCAGCTCTATTGCTCCATATCCTCAAGCATGAGACCTCATGCTTTTCTGACTCACCCACAAACACAACCTGGGCTGCATTAGCTTTAACCTGCTTCCATTGTGAGCGTGTCTGCCCTGTAGGTGTAGCCCATTCCTTATCCATCCTTCTGATGGCATGGTCATGCTTGTGTTCAAAGCGCAGGAAGCGTCCATTGATTTCTACCTCTCCATCACAGTCAGTTGGCAATATGCCTCGAGGAAATGCCCCTTTGAGGTAATGATAGACCTTCCACTGCTTTGAGAGGATGAATGTGTATGGGTTGCGTATGCCAACCTTGTGGCACTGCTCCAAGAACTTGGTCACTGCATCCTGTTCCTGGCTTTGCTTCTCCTGTTGCTCCTCAAGTTGTTGCTTTAGTGCTTGGATAAAGTGCCATTGGTCCAAGACTTCCTCCTCCATGCTTTCAAGTAATCCAGGTTTTTCCCACAGATTGCCTCCATGCTCCTTTTGCCCTGCTTCATATTTTTTCAATGCTAAATCATTAAAACGCTTGATACCTTTTAATGCTGATTCTTTTTGTTCCTTGTTCATAATTTTATAAACCACACATCCCCTCACACTCTTCCTGAAAACCAAAATCTATTTGGTCATCCTGCCTTGCTAGTATTGCGTCGAAATCGATTGTTTTTAATGGCACACCAAGTCTGTGAAGATACAGAGATTCTTTTGTGTGCTGGAAACCGTTCCTGATTGTTTCGTCAATCATTAATGCTTCATTCCATGAATTTGGGTCATTGTTTTTCATTTCTCTCCATGCTTGATTGTCGTGATAAGGGCAAAAAGTGCAGCTTGATTTGCCTACTTTGTGCTTCCATTCTTTTTTAAGAAAATCTAGGCAGTGACTTCTGGTCCACTCCATTTGAACAAGAGGATAAACGTGATTCATCCATTTGTGTTGAGGTGTGGTCATTCTTGTCATTTCATCTCTGCTGATTCCTATGAAGACATTGACCGTGTGCTTTACGTGTTGCCCTTTTGTGTAACCTAGTTGATTACGTATTTCTTTGTGCACTGGTTGTATTTTGTAGTGATTGGTGCACTGTCTTCTAAGCATGCCAATGCTTCCATTTTCTTTTTTAGTAAAGAAAGGAACTCCAACAAATCCGCTGCCTGTTTGCTTTGCTTCATGGATTGAGTGTTTTAATCCTTTTTTGTGAATTGCTGTAATGATTGGAAAAGAGACATGCTTTTTGACTTTTTCCAGGCAGTCATAAACAGAATCAGGTTCTGCTCCAGTGTCTGAGAAAATACCAAAATCAAACACAGGAATGCTTGTTTTTTGGTTTCCGCTTAATAGAGCCAGGGCAGTTGATTGCACTCCAGCTCCAAAACTCAACACATTGACCTCTTTCATAATTCATCTGTCATTCCTGTTGCTGTTAAGTCAAAGAATCTGTTGCACGATTTGTCCCATCTGAGCACTGTGCTGCCTTTGCCGTGATGTCTATTCTTGCTGACCATCACACCAAGGTGGTCATTGGTCTCTCCCTCTTCCTTTGGAGGGTCATAGAGTAAGGTCACAGTGTCTGCATCTTGCTCCACTGCTCCAGATTCTCTCAGGTCACTCATGCGTGGTTTGCCTCCCTCTCTGTGCTCCACCTCTCTGTTGAGTTGGGAGAGCAGGAATATGGCTGCTTTGGTTTCTTGTCCAAGTAGTTTAATCTCCCTGGATAGCTCAGAGACCTCTGTGGTTCTGTTGCTCTCTCTGCGTCCTTTGCGTGGTGGTATGAGTTGCAGGTAGTCAATGAAGAAGAGATTGACTCCCTTGTCCTTCTGGTAGCGTCTGGCAGTGCTTCTGAGCTCAGAGACTCCACAGTCTGCCTTGTCCTCTACATAGATGGGTAAAGTCCTTAGAAACTTCACTGCTTCTGCCACTGCTTTCCAATCTCCTTTGCCAGTCTCATGAAGATAGGTCATGTCTATGCCTAAGTGTATTGCCAGGAGTCTGTCTGCTAATTGGCTGAATGGCATCTCATAGGAGAAGAAGCAAACAGGTTTTCCCTGCTTGGCAAATGCGTATGCTAATTGTAGTGCCAATGCTGTCTTGCCCTGACCTGGTCTTGCTCCTATGACGTTGACACTTGCAGGTCTGTATCCACGTATAATTCTATCCAGTGAATGGTATCCTGTTCTTTGTCCCAGGTTGCCTTTTCCGTTGGGATATGCAGTGAGCAAGTCTACCTCATAATCATCCCAGTGGTCCTGGTCTGACTGGACATTGGTCCTTTCATTACTTAGCTTGAAGTAGTCTTTCTCTAATCGCTCCAGAATGTCCTCTGTGGGTGCATCTGAGCTCACCATGCCCAATACGCCATAGGACATGTGAAACGCCTTCCTGCGTGCCTCCATGGCTTTGAGTCTAGGTGTCCAGTGAGGTAGGTTTGATGCAGTGGGTGCTTTCTCTGGTAGGTCATTAATGAAGAAAAGCAAATCCTTGCCTGCGTGTGATGCTACATTAAGTGGATTGACCTCCAGACCCTTCTCTGTGAGCTCAAGGCAGGCTTTCCAGACCTTTTGGCATCTCAGGTCATTGAATGACTGCTCAGAGACCCTTGCCTTGATGGCATCATCCATGGCACCTAATAGAACAGCACCCAGAAAGCCCTGCTCTGCCATATCGTCTTGAGGTATTGCGTGCAGGTCACTCATCTCACACCTTTCTTGTTCTTTTGCTTTAGTCTTTTCATGCCATTCAGAATGTCATCTGGGTGTGCATGGGACCAATGCTCTATATCTGTGATGTTGGATGTCATTCTGTTGGGTTTAGGGTTTTCATCCCATTGACTAAGTGCTTTCCAGTTGAGCTCATCAAACTTTTCTATCTCATCCATTTTAGGTCTCCTGTTAAAATGGTATTTCATGTCTATGAAACCATAGTGCTCTGTGACCTTTACAGTGACTCTCAGGTCTCCCAGGACAATTATGTGCTTCTCACTCATTCTCCACCTCCCAAATGGCTGCACTCATCTCACCATGAGGTCCTGGTCCATCATGTGCTCTGGGCAGGTAGCACAGCATCCTTTTTGCCACCTTGATAAGGTTCTGCACTTTCTCCTCATAGCTTCCTCCTATACAACAGCATTTCTTCTCTTGCTCGCTCTTCATAGTTAATATCTTCACAGTTAATAT